TCTGAGCGACGAGGAAATTATTCTGCGGCTTGATATTTGCCCCAGAACGCTTGATTTCGTGGGAATGTGCCTGGATGAAGATTGTGATGTCTGCATGGCTGAATGGCTCAAAATGCCGCACAAGGGAGATGAAAACAATGCGCCTAATTGATGCTGACGCACTCATTGATTGGATTGAGTCCATGCAACCAAAGTACGGAGTGTCGGCAATGTCCACGCTGACGGGGATAGTTGATCGTATGCCAACCGTTGGCGCTGAACCTGTGCGGCACGGGCACTGGGTAAAGAAACGGGCAATCCATGGTGGAATCCGCAAATACACTGGAACAGATGAGCTAGGAAATACACATACGATTACAGTGGATGAGCGGATGGAATACGATGATTTGTATTGTTCCGAATGTGATGGGCGAAGTGCTGATAGCTGGCTTAATTTTTGCCCAAAATGTGGCGCGAAGATGGACGCAACGTAATTGCCCCGGATTCGAGGCAATCAACATAGTTTCTTCCTTGCAACTCTGTTGCCCCAGATTATACATAATGTGTGTGGAATTATGATATAATCACGGTAACGGGCATTATCTGATTCCCGCGTTAGCCCGGTGGGCGGGTTCCCTCTGTAGAGGGCCGCCTATCCGGGCTTTTTCTTTTTTTGGAGGGAGCTGCGAACAGGAGGTGAACTGAGTGCCACGACATGAGCTAACAAGCGAAGATAGGAAGCGCGGCAACCAGTTCACTGCCGGTGAAAAAGCGGTGTCTAACGGCAAAAAGGGCGGAATCGCCAAGGGGCAGAAGGCAAAACAGCGGAAAACCATGGCGGAACTGGCTGCAAAGATAGGTGAAGCGCCTATCAAGAGCGCAAAAACAAAGAAGCAGCTGGAAGAATTGGGCCTTGCCGGTGACGATGAACTTGTAGGCCAGGCTGTGATCGTTGCCTCCATCTACATGGCGGCGGCCAACGGCAATATGCAGGCCGTCGAAAAGTGGCAGGAACTGACCGAGAGCATAAAGGGCGGCGACGATAACGCCGTGAAGGTGATTATTGATGTCTAGTGTAAAGCTGTCCAGCGTGTTAGGTCCTGCATTCCACGACCTGGCCCATGATGTGTTTTACCACGGTCACACACACTATGATTTGTCTGGTGGGCGTGGCTCGTTGAAATCATCTTGTGTGTCGCTGCTAGTGCCGGTGCTGATTATGCAGTCGGACAACAAGGACTGTCACGCGCTTGTCCTGCGTAAGGTGGGCAATACCCTCCGAGATAGTGTCTACGCGCAATATCTGTGGGCCATTGGTGAGTTGGGCGTTGCTGAATATTGGGACGCCAAAGTGTCGCCTATGGAGCTGATTTATAAGCCGACGGGGCAGAAAATCATGTTCCGGGGCGCGGACGACCCTATGAAAATCAAGTCTATCAAGGTCCCGTTCGGCTACATTGCCATTACGCATTTCGAGGAAAAAGACCAGTTCGCTGGCCGTCCTGAGATTCGAAATATCTTGCAGTCCACCATGCGCGGCGGGTCCCGGTTCTGGAATTTTGAAAGCTACAACCCACCTATTTCCCGTGACAACTGGGCAAACAAAGACAGCCTGGAAGAACGCGCGGACCGGCTGACACACAAAAGCACATACCTGGAGGCCCCGGCGGAATGGCTGGGGAAACAGTTTATCGCAGAAGCGGAACACCTCAAAGAAACAGACGAGCGGGCCTATCAGCATGAATACCTGGGCGAAGCCGTCGGCACCGGCGGCAATGTGTTTGAGAAGCTGGAGCTTCGAGAAATCACGGACGAGGAAATCAGCCGGTTTGACAGAATCTATCAGGGCGTGGACTTCGGATGGTACCCAGACCCATTTGCCTTTATCCGGCTCCATTACGATAGAGCAAGGGAAACCATCTACCTGATCGACGAGATGTATGTCAACAAAAAGACAAACGCTGAGACATCGGCAGAAATCAAGGCCAGAGGCTACACGGATGCATTTATCACCTGTGACAGCGCAGAGCCTAAAAGCGTGGTGGACTTCCGAGCGGCTGGCCTACCTGCCAAAGAGGCGGTCAAAGGCCCTGGCTCCGTTGAATACGGCATGAAATTCCTACAAGGCCGCACAATCGTCATCGACAAGCGGCGGACGCCTGGGGCATACCAGGAGTTTGTCTCTTATGAGTACGAGCGCAACAAGGATGGCGACATTATCAGCGGTTATCCTGATGCAAACAATCATATCATCGACGCAACAAGGTATGCCCTGGAACGTGTGTTCCGGCGGCGTGAGACAACGGCATAGGAGCATAGCATGATTGACAACACCGCCTTTGAAGGGCAGGAAAACTTTATTTCAACCATGGACGAGAACGGCGAATATCAGGCGTTTGTTGATAAGTTTAAGGCTAAGAAGACAACAGACGATTGCTATACACCGCCGGCTATTTATGAGGTCATCAAAGACTGGGCTTGCGCTGAGTATGGCATTGACCCGACAACCATTGTCCGGCCATTCTATCCGGGCGGCGATTATGAGCGGTATGAATACCCGGACGGCTGCACGGTGCTGGACAATCCTCCGTTCTCTATCCTGTCAAAGATTTGCGAGTTTTACTTAGATCACAATATTAAGTTCTTCATGTTTGCTCCGTCGCTGACGGCGTTCAGCGCTCGCAAGGTCGCAATGAAAATGAACCACCTTATTTGCGACTGCGATATTGTCTATGACAATGGCGCATTGGTCAAAACATCGTTTGCGACAAGCTACGGCGGCGACATTGTGGCGCAAACCGCACCAGAATTGACACGGCTTGTCAATGCAAAGATGGAGGAAATCACAAAGGCGGGCAAAACGCCATTGCCAAAGTATGAATACCCGGACCATATTGTGACCGCTGCAATGATGCAGCGTTACGCAAAGTATGGGATTGATTTCAAGGTGCGGCGCAAAGACTGCATCAATGTTCCAGCGCTTGACCATCAACGGGAACTGAAAAAATCAATCTTCGGTTCCGGCCTGCTGCTGTCTGACGCGGCAGCGGCAGAACGGGCAGCGGCAGAACGGGCAGCGGCAGAACGGGCAGCGGCAGAACGGGCAGTGGCGAAGGTCTGGAAGCTGTCAGATCGGGAATTAGACATCATAGAATCGTTAGGCGGTGAATAAATGGACATTATCCGCAAACTAAAAGAAAAGGGCTTTGATACCGTCCCGGCTGACTTTTACAGCAAGATTACGGAATGGAAGTCCTGGTATGACGGCAATGTGAAGCAGTTTCACGAGTACCATGTCTACAACGGCATGGAGCACGTCAAGATGCATCGGTACACACTGGGCATGGCGAAGAAGGTAGCCGAAGATTGGGCGGACCTGCTGCTGAACGAGAAGTGCGCTATCACCCTGGAGGGTGAGGCGGAACAGGCGGCTATTGACGCTATCTTTGCCGCCAACAACTTTGAGGTCAAGGCCAACGAGATGCAGGAAATGAAGTCAGCCTTGGGAACGGCGGCTTATGTTGCCCGCGTGGATAACGCCACAGTCAACATGGACACCGGCGAGCTGACCAGCGCAGAGGGCACGACCATCAAGCTGGACTATGTAACCGCGCCCAACATCTTCCCACTGTCCTGGGACAATGGCATTGTGCGCGAGTGCGCCTTTGCCTGTGAGAAGGTCATCGACAAAGAGACCTACACCTACTTGCAGATTCACCGGTTGGAAAATGGCCTGTACTGCATCGACAACTCCATTTACAGAACTACAAACGGCGGCTGTACTGAGGTGGAGCTGTCCAGCGTCCGAGGCTTTGAGAGCGTACCGCCCACGGTCAACACCGGTAGCGACAAGCCCCAGTTTGTTATCGACCGGCTGAATATTGCGAACAATGCGGACAACACTCTGCCCATGGGCATCCCGGCGTTTGCAAATGCCATTGACCAGCTCAAGGCCGTGGATGTGGCCTATGATAGCTATGTCAACGAGTTTGTACTTGGGAAGAAGCGCATCATGGTAAAGCCGGAGGCGACAAAGGACCTGGACGGCAACCCGGTCTTTGACACACGGGATACTGTTTTCTATGTCCTGCCGGAGGACACCCAGAGCGGCAGCATTGTCAACGAGATCGACTTCACGCTGCGGACGGCAGAGCACAGCACCGGCATCCAGGATATGCTTAATTCGCTTTCCAGCAAGTGCGGCTTCGGGCAGAATCGCTATAAGTTCGACGGGGCCAGTGTGGCGACTGCTACCCAGGTTATCAGCGAAAACAGCGATATGTTCCGCACGCTGAAAAAGCACGAGACCGTGCTGGAATCCGTGCTACTGGAACTGTGCTCCATCCTGCTGCGGATGTGCAACACCTACCTGGGCATGGGCCTAAACGAGGATGTGGAGATGTCCATTGACTTTGATGATTCCATCATCGAGGACAAACAATCCGAGTTTAGCCGAGATATGCAGCTTCTGAGCGCTGGCGTCATGCAACGCTATGAAATCCGTATGAAATACTTAAATGAGGATGAGCAGACAGCAAAGGCAGCATTGCCACAGACAGAATCCCTTGTATCTGAGACCTAAAACGAGGTGGTTACTATCCTGTATCCTATCACCCCCGAATACCTGGCGGCGGTCCCTGACCGGCTTGTGCGGCTTTATGAGGACCTGGACGATTACATCATTGCTGACATCTGCAAGCGCTTCAAACTGTCCGGTGAGGCATCGGAGACGGCGCTGGAGCTTATCCGGCAGCTGCAACGGCGTGGGTATGACCTCCAGGACATCGAGGAGGAAATACAGCGTGTCGAGGGCATCACACAGACACAGCTTGATGAGATGTTTGACGCGGCTGTGGAGCGCAATCAGATCTATTTTGACTACATGATCAGCAAGGCTGACATTGCCGTAGATTCCTTCAAGCTGGATGAGATGGCGGCAGAGATCACCGCCATTCGAGAGCAGACCAAGGGCGAGTTTCAGAATCTGACCCGCTCCATGGGCTTCGCCATTCGTGGGGCTGACGGTTCAGTTCAGTTTCTTCCTGTGGCCGAGACCTACCAGAAGGTCCTGGACAAGGCCGAAATGAAGGTCTGGAGCGGCGCGGTGGACTACAACACGGCAATCCGGGATGCGGTCAAAGAGCTAACAGACAGCGGCCTGCAAACCATTGATTATGCGTCGGGCTGGCATAACCGGGTGGACGTGGCAACCAGAAGGGCGGTTATGACGGGTGTGTCTGCTATCTCTGCTAAGTACAGCGAGAAATTGATGGAGGTTACAGGAACGCAATATGTGGAAGTAACCGCACACGCAGGGGCGAGAGATAAAGACGGGCCTATGGGCTGGGAGGCTCATGTTAAATGGCAAGGTCGGGTGTTTCGTTGGGATAGGAGCAAAACGATATGAACAATATAACCGGGCAGAAATTTAACAGATTGACCGTCATTAAGCCGGACGGGAAATATAAAAGCGGCAACATCAAATGGCTTTGCGAGTGTGAGTGTGGAAACCTTACGCACGCAACATCTTATTCGCTCAGAACAGGAGAGGTAAAAAGCTGTGGGTGTTATGCTTCTGACAGGATGAAGAAAATCAACACCAAGCACAGCGGGTTTGGTACACGGCTTTATGAAATTTGGCGGCAGATGCATAGGCGTTGCTATGGAAAAAACACTGTGGCGTATAAACATTATGGTGGTCGTGGTATCACCATATGCA